ACTCGCAGTACCATCAGGTGTACTAATAAATAATGCCCAACCTTGTTTGTCGGCTAATGCAGGTCTTATAACTTCAGCCCATACATCTCTATCCATAAATGCTGCCTCATCTAAAACAACACCAGCAAGACTTCTACCCCTCAATGCCATCGCATTTTCTGTTCCTTTCAACTCAATAGTCGATCCATTAATCAATTCCAACCTTAAATCTGTCTCATTCTTACTCTGAACCCAAACTTTAGGCACTAACTTTTTCAGTTCTTTCCACGCAATATCCTTTGCCATCCTATAAGTAGGAGCACAATAGAAATATACCTCACCAGGTCGATTGATTGCCCCTCTAAGCAATTCGATACAGGAAAGGTATGATTTACCAAACCTTCTTCCAGCAACCAACACCCTAAATCTTTTCTCACTATTAAATACTTCCCCCTGTGCATACCTTAAACTGATTTCTGGTTTGTTTTTTACTGCCATACACTCAAAAATAACAGAATTTTCAACTATTACCCCCTATTTATAGCCTATTCCATTACTTTTAGGTTATTATTTCAATAAATACACCTCGCAAGTAAGTCCGTGGCTTCTTCTACTTTCCCTAACGATATAACTCCTCCAATAGCTCAAGCTAATAAACGTGGTAGACCTAGATTTGTAGCTCGCTCTACAGCAGAAAAGGTTCAAGAAAGAGCACAACGCCTCTACTCTCGCCAATTAGAAGGCCAAACTACCCGTCAATTAGTAATAGAACACTCAAAAATAGAACAAATATCTATAACAACAGCCTGGGAAGATTGGGGTAGAGTTAAAACTTGGAATACAGAAGATTGGGATAAAGATAGAGAAAATATGCTCCCACGTCTACAAGCCATGAGAGTACGCCTTTTCAACAAAGCAGTTAAGAAAGGTCAGCTACAGACCGCAGCACAGATCCTAGACTCTCTAGGTAAAGTAATAGGCGAATCCATAGAGACAGTTAACATCCAAGCTCCAGAACTTTCTATTAAAGTAGAAAATAAGTAACGAAGATTTCCAGAATATATTTAAGTTCCTCGCCTGGGCCTAAAAAAAAAATTATCTGCAACACCTCCCCGTATAAGCTCTAAGGTATCTAGCAGCCTTTCTGATAGCATTGTAATATAACTTGCTTACGTTAGTACCTTAAAAAATATCGCCTCTTAAAATTGATTCTGAAGGGAGTAAGAAATATTTGTTCATAAACTTGACTTTTATATTACTTTGATATAATATATCTATATGGTTAAATATCATAATTGGTACATCGTGCATAAAATTTTATGCTTAAGTACAAAATAAGATTTTAATCTATTTGTCTTTTTCTCTCTAACTGTATCTAGTACTATTTCGATAGCTATATCATTTAGAGAATTACAAAAGGAAAAGATAATAAAAATACCTTGAAAATTTATTCCTTCCTTCCTTCCTATGGACTTAAAAAAGCTTAGCAGCTACATGAACTTTGAACTTATGGATAATCATAAGTTAGCTTTTGAAATTGCATTATCAAAAATTTTATTTGATGATAGAGAATATTTCAAAAAATATTATATGTTTATGGAAGCTACAAGTTCAAAACATCCTAAGCATCCGAATACTTTATTGTTCAAACATTCTCAAACTAGAGAATATTGGAGAATAGGATATGAGTTATTGGATTGTATTTAATATGATCGGTAACACTTGCATCTATCCGGAATACGAAAAAATTTTGATATCTAAAAATATTAGATATGAAAAATGTATTTCTAAGAAGTCTAAAAGATTATGGCTTAAAGTTCATCCGATGGACGAATCCGAACACTGGGATTGGTTCCATTCAATAGATACTTATTGCCGGTTATGTTTAGACGATTAACAAACATCTGGACTAACTTTTGTTAGTCCTTTATTTCCCTTCCTATGAAATTTTTTATTTTTTATTTACTAGCAATTTTGGCTAGTACTTTATATCTAAGTTCGATATTAAATCGAATGACAGAAAATGATTGTTTATCAGGTTATCAAAAAGCCTGTGAATATATCGAAAAAACAAACAAACAACAAAAGGAGTTTTAAATATGGGTTATTCAAATCCCTTTTATTCTTATGAACTTCAAATTTATAAGTTACAAGACAAAAATTTAGCGTTATTTGATCAATTAGATAACGCTAAAATTTATATCAAACAACTAGAAACAAAATTAAACCAACTACAAAAGGAAAAAACAAAATGACTTCAACAATCGAACCAAAGAATCAAACAGTATCTATATGTCATTTAGATACTAGGGAATATATAACAATCTCTAGATTTCAAATGATCCAATTGATGACAGTTTTATATTCTGACTTTCAAATTAGAGGTGGTACTCCTACTCAATATTTCAATTTACATTTTTCTGATAAAAGAAAAAGTAAGAAATTTTGGAGGAAACACTTTGCACCATATCTTAAGGATATTTTCCCTAGAGATATTCCAGAGAGAATAAAAGACACATTAACTCTAATGTCAATTGGAATTAATTAAAAAAATAAAATTATCCCCAGATTTCAAAAATTTGGGGATTTTTTTTGGGAAAAAATTTTTTTGAAAAAAAAAAAAAAATTTATAAAATAAAAAAAAATAGACAGTAATAATATTTTGAATGAAATTTTGAATGTTAAAAATTGAATGAAAAATTGAATGAATTTTTGTTGAATGTCTTTTTAAATACCTTTAAATATAAACAATAAGTGATATAATTAATAATGAAATCTTACTAAAAATTTCTAATGAAATTATTAACAAAAGCAATTTTAAAAAAACTCCCAACTATTGGAAGTAATGAAAAAAACAACAAAGAACATATAGCACACGTTAAATTGTTTGGTGGTTCTTGTTGGTCATGGTTTATCAGTGAATTTAACCCAGATACAAAAGAATGTTTCGGATTTGTTGAAGGATTAGAAAATGAACTAGGTTATTTTTCATTAACTGAACTTGAGTCCTTAAAGTTCCCACCTTTTGGATTACCAGTTGAAAGAGATATTTGTTTTGAAAGTACACCTATAAAGGAGTTAATGAACAAATGAATTTTAATAATAATCAAATTTCAATAGTTGAAAAATTAGTTGACGATAGAATTTATTTTTTAAAAGAAAATATTTTCTATTGTAGGCAAGATATAGAAAATTATTGTAATAAAAAAAGTGAAATTGAAGCTAACCAAAAAACAATTAATGAAGCTAACAAAGAATTAAGTAAATTAATTGAACTAAAAACAAACATTTTAAAAAATAAGGAGTTAACAGAATGTATTTAACTTTACTTCCTGCATATGGTAGAGACTACAAAAGCAAAAGACTTATTATTGATGATTTAAACAATAATAGAGACTTTTTAGAATCTACCAGTATGAAATATATAAATAAACAACAATTTAAAGAGTTAAATATTAACTCTTTTAATGTTCGATACGATAGCCAGAGAAAAATAACAAATATAAAAATTAAAGACTTAAGAAAATAATATTTTTATTTAGGGATGTATAAAACATCCTTAAATAAAACTATTTTTTAATAGTTTTATAAATCTTACTT